TCAACTTTGTTAGTAGTTACATTGTTTTTAGTTTTTTTACTCTTTAAACGAACGTTTTTATAAGTTTTACCATTTACAACTATTTCCTTTGTGTTATCAATTGGAATTATTTCTATTTCGTCAGTTGAAGTGCAATCGATAACTTTTGTATTAGTATCTGTTTTCGTTTCAATTACTGAATTATCAGTTGTTACCTCTTTAGTTGTTGCATCGGTTTTCGTTTGTTGAGTTTTACGAGTTCCGCAACCAACTATTAAAATACTTAATAATAAGATTAGTTTATTTCTCATAATATTCATTTATAAAAATTTGTATTAATTCATTTATAGTATATATCTTACCATCTTTAAAATAAATGTAAAGATTATTTTTTAATGGTGTGGTCATATCATTTAACCACTTTGTAAATTCAATAGTAAAATTATATGTTACCATAAAACAAAGCATTAAAATAAAATTTACAACCAACATAAATTATTTTATAGAAAATACAAATCGCTTTCTTTTTTTCTACGTCTTGTTAAACCATTAACTACAACTCTATTAGCTTTATTCCAACGCATAAACTCGGTTCTAATGGTTAAATCATTTGGATTAGCATTTACTTTTTTTAGTAATGTTGAAGTTGAAAATGCACCAGTACCTACATTGTAAGTAAAAGAAACTAAACTATTAAATTGATTTTGTGTTAATGGCTTTTTAACCATAGATGCAACTCTTTTGGCAAACTTATCAGCTATCTCTTTGAATATTTCAAAAGCGTATTCTTTAGTTATTGCTTTGTCAAGCAGTGTAACACGAATTCCATTTGGATAGTATGTGTTGCCATAGCCAATAGTTGGAATTTTTGCACTGCACAAATAAGGTTTAAGCATTAAACCCTCAAACTCGCAAATCAATTTATATCCGTTTTCGTCTAATTTCATAATCTATTACTTTAATTCATTAATATCTTTTTTCAAATCCTTTGCTTTAGAAATTATTGATTTTATTATAAAATAAAATGATTTATTGCCTAACTTTTGCGAAGTTTCGTCTATACTTTTTACTTCAATATACAACCAAAATACAGTAACTACTTTTGAAATCAATAAAGGAACTCCAAATAAAGTATTATTTTCAATTATATGTTTATCAATAAAATATCCTAAAATAATTGAGCCAAAATAAAAGAAAGTTTTAACTACAATATTAAATAGCTTAGTACTTCTAAAACTACTCCAGCCATTTAATTTAATACTAATATAAATAGCGAATAAAGTATCAAATAAAACCGCTAAACCTGTTAAAATTAAAAGTCCTTTAATCGGTGTTACAAAAGTAAGCAAACAAATTAACATAGTTTTAAAAAAAGTAAAAAGATATAGTTTCATTTTAAATATTATTTACTTCTTTAATTGGAATAAAAAACTTTATAACCAGCTTGTTCAAGTGCAACTTGTACGTAAGCTAAAGCAGTTTCAATAGTTTGTGTTTCTCCCTCTTGTAATTCTACTGTAAGATTACCATTTGGTACATTTGTACTAATTGCATTTGCTCCTTCTTTGAAAGCTATTTTACTTGCATAATTTGAAGATGCAATTTCTAAAGTAGTTCCGTTTGCTCTACCAGCAAACTCTATTCTACAATAAACTTCAGGCATTTCAATAGTTGTACCTGTAATAATAATTTTTGATGTTTCTGTTTGTTTTACTAATAATCCCATATTTTTATTTTTAAATTATGAATTGCCACCCAGTGGACTTGTTTACGTATAATCCCTCTACCATATCTGTGCAATAAACAATTAAACCAACCGCTGGTGATGCTATTGCTAAACGTTGTGCGTTTGTCATTCTTGGTAATAAAACTCCTTGCGTTGTGCTTTCAACTGTTAATCTTGAACTTGCAATTGTTGTTGTTGTATTTATTAATACATTACCAGACGCATCGATTCGCATTCTTGCCTGGTCGTTTGTTTTAAAAACAAGAGGGTGGTTTGTAAAAGTACCAAATTGAGAAAGTGTGGTACCAGTTTGCCAGTTTGCTCCAACTGAACCTATTCTACAATAAATACTTGAATCAGTTGAATCAAAAACATCTAATTTTCCCGCTGGAGATGCAAGTCCAATTCCAACTCTACCTATTCCATTTACACTTATTAAATCAGCAGTATCAGCACTATTCCGTACTCTAAAAGCTATGTCAGTTGATAACGCACCTTGTGCTCTTACGTCAAGTCTTGTAGTTGGAGTTGTTGTTCCAATACCAAGTCTCTTATTCGTATTATCCCAAAATAAACCATTGTCTCCTGCTTGAGTAGTTGCACCATTAAAGAAAGCAACTTGACCATTTGCACCTGTGCCTGTAATTGGATTTGTAAGTACGTTTTGCTTTAAAGCCAAAGCATCAAAAACCGCATTTTGACTTGGTGCAATTGTAGTAACTCCATTTGTAATTGAATCCTCTATAATAGTTTTATTTTTCCATAAATCCGTAGAAGTTTCGTAAATTAAACCTTGATTATTTAAAGGTGTAGAAATTGCAACATTATGAAGTTCGTCAAGTTCCCAACCATTCATTATTTTTACATAAATCTTACCATTGTTTGCGTGTGCATATTCTACATATCCTACAATAACAATATGAGCAGGTGCAATTGGTTTAACGTTTGTTAATCTACCAGCAGTTGTTGGACTAAGATATAATACATCGCCATCGCTCCAAGTTTCACCTTGTAAACTACCTGTTGTATTTATATTTTCAAGTTGTCCAACAGTCATTATAAATCCCTGTTGATTTGTTGCAATAGTTTCACAAACAACTCCTAAAGTATCTGCTGAATTATTATCGTTATTAGCTTGTGCTAAATTAACTGCTAATCTTTGTCCTTGCGCTCCGCTTATTCTAACAACTTGGTAAGATGCTTTTGTAAGTGTAGTATTTGGTGTTACTTTGTTGACTATTCGAGCCACTAAATCAACTCCATTTTTTAAAATAACGTTACCACCTTTTAAAGTAGTTTCTGAACTTCCTATTGTATCATTCCATCGAGTTGTGCCTACTTCCGCAGTTCCTGTTGGTGTAATATCTAATGTTAATTGACCAGCTTTTAATCCGTTTTCACCTAAATTTACATTTTGATTTGCTCCTGTGTAAGGCACGAAACCTGTAACGTCTGGAATGTCGCTTAACATTGCATAAGTTCCATCTTTGTTTGGCTCTGTTCTTGTTCTATTAGCAGTTAAGGAACTTATTTCTTTTGTTAATGTAAAATCATTTTGATTTAATGTTTGTTCTAATCCATCTTTTTCAATAACTTTAATAATTCGACCATTAATGTCTCTAAAATCAAATTGTCCGTCAGAATAACTTATTTTAGCATAAGCATCAGTAGCAGAATCATATAATTGTAATTCAGGAATTAAAATTGGATTTGTTGTAGCATTACCAATATCTGTAACATTTTGCAAATCTTGAACGTCTGTAACTTGCAATTCCCAAATTGCGCTGTCTTCTGTTGCATCAGTACAAACATAAACATCACCATTATCTAAAATCCAACGACTATCTATTGCAAATCCTTTAGTAATATCATCTGTTGCACTTGGCGTAATTGTAAAATTATGCGAAACTTCACGAATAGTAAATCCATCTTGTTGCATTACATATTGACGACCTGCTTCCCACTTCAACTCATAATCTAAAGAGCAAACTAAAGCGACTCCTTGAGCTCCACCATTACCAGCATCTGTTAAACCCTTTCTTATTCTTGATCCATTATCAAAAGTAATTTCATCTCCATTACTAATAAATATATTCTCGCCATCGGTTGCATTACCCTCTGATAAAACATCATTTAAGTTTTGAGTACCTCCTCCGTTTTGAGTAGTAACAATAATTTGAGTAACGTTTGGAGTTGCGTTTATCGTAACATCCTGCTCAACTTTAGTAACATTTATATTAACTTGCTCCATTAGTTTGTAATTGTTTTAACAACTTGAAATAAACCACCTACATAATATTTAACATCGCCACTATCTAAAGTAATTTTTATATCATACTCATAGTTGCAAGTTGGAATGGTAATTATTTGCTCATTGATTTTAAATTTTCCATCAACTGCATCTGTTATTGTAATTCCATCATTTTCAACACTTGTTAGTGTTAAAACAGGACTTGAACACGCATCTTTTTTAACTTGCATACGAATAACCGCACCTGTTAAATCTAAAGGGTCGCCATCTATTAAAATCTCAAATGGTACTTGGTTAAAAGTTGCGTTTCTTTGCGCTTGTAGGTTTAATATTCCTATCATTTTGCTCTTGCTTTTTTAAAAATAACTCGATTTTCTCGATGTTAATTTCTTGTTTTACATTCGTTTTTTTAATTGATGCCATAATACATATTCATCTTCTGTTATTCTTTGTTTTGGAAAATACCAACCGCTATTACTCGATAATTGCGGATTTACAATTGCGTCTGAACTACTAACATATTCAGGTAATTGCTTTTTACACAACCATTTTTTCATTCTTTCAGCGTACATATCAGCAACTAATCGCCTTTCATTTACTAATCTGGATAACGTTTGTTCAGTAACCGCAGTTGTATTTGCAGGTGTTGGAATTGTTATACCATTATTAGCAATACTAAAAGCACCGATTTTCAAATACTCTGTTGCGCTCTGCTGAATTAAAAAAGGTTTTATGTAATCAGAATACAAAGTTAAGTATAATCCGCTTAAATCTTCATTTTCGAAGTCAGTTTCTATTTTTTCATATAAAACTTCGCCTAAAAGTTCTTCCAATCGTGTAGCTTGTGCATCTAAAATACATTGACGTAATTTATCAGTATCTATATTACCACCTAAAGGAGTGTTTTTTGTTATGTCGTTATCTGTTAATAGTATTACCATTTTACTCTGCTTTAAAAAAATTATTACTCGCTTGTGCAGGTTGTGCAACTAAAGGATTATTTTCTTCCCACATTGCATCTTTACGTTTATCAGGGTCTAAATCTAAAATCATTTTACGTGCCTGATTAACAGAAATTGATTTATTATTTTTTCTTAAATATATTTTTCGAATCCAAAAATGCTTACAATTAACTCCGCCTTTGTACAACCAAATTGAATAAGTATCTGCTCCTTTTAAACCCAATCCAGGATTTACTACTTTACTACCTGCCAATTCAATATCCTCTTTGCGATATACTTTATTAGCGTTAATCATTTTATTACAAAAATCTCTTTCTCCCTCTTTTGCTCCTGCGTATTGATAACGAATTTTAAAAAGACTTGTATCTTGTTCACTTGTAACGTTTGGAAACGAACTCGGAACTTTTGCTAAATGTAAAGCAGTTTCAGTTAGTTGAGGTTCGCCACTTATTGCAGTTTCATCTACTAATTCCCACTCGTTTTCGTCTATTATTTCGCCTAACTCAATTAATGGTTCTGCAATTGGTTTTATTTCTTGTTTTGATAATACAAGTTGTTCACCGCTTTTAGCCTCATCTGTTTTAGATTGTCTTAATGGAATAAACTCTAAAGTTTCTTGACCTCCTATTAAAGTAAAAACTTCTTGAAAAGCATCAAGTATAATTTCTTGTTTTGGTTGAATAACATTTAACATCGTTTCGTTAAATGCGGTTTCAATTTCTTCTGCATTACTTGAAAATCCTGCTGCGTTACTTATTCCTAAAATAGCACTCGATACAACTTTATGTGCAACCATTAATTTTTGTTGTGCCTCTCTACTTAAAAACTCATATTGTTGGTATGCGTCAACTATTTGAACTTGCTCTATTGTTGTTGCATTTTCTTTACTATCGTTAAAAGCTACAACTACAACTCCTGCGTTATTAGTTCCTGTTGTACCACCTTTATATTCTCTTGAAATTTTATTACGCTCTTCTTCGCTTTCAGGAACTCCGTTATTTAGATTTATGATAGTTGAAACCATAAACTTATTTTGAACGTGGTTTATAAAGAAATTAGATATTTCTTCTTCAACCTTTGCGTATTGCAAAGCACTTACATAACTTGGATTTGAAAAATAAAATTGCCCTACTTGGTAATCTTTAATTACAAATATTTCACTTCTATCACCTCCTTTACCAAATCCATAAGCGTCAATTCTTTTAGGTGGGTATTTTCTTTGATTGCTCCAATCGTAACAATAGTAATATGCTGTTATTTTGCCCTCTTCATTTGCCTTTTCAGGTGCAATTTTCTCTTTAGGTGTGTGAACTATTTTTAAAGGTTTACCGCCTTTGTAGATAATTTCAAAAGATGCCTCTTCAAACATTTCAAAATCTTTTACAATTTTGCGAACTTCTTTTTTATTAAATAAAGGAATGTCGATATTTAAACCTAATCCGTAAATCATACGACTATACGAATCAATAATAGCTGAATTTGTAGAACTACCATTGTATCGGTCTATAATATATTGGTAAAACTCATTATTTTCGCCATTTAAAACCCAGTCTTTTCCGTGTCTTTCGTAAACGTCTGGTCTTACATAACTCGATAATTTAATAATTTCTATATTTGGCTTGCTCATAATAGTTTATAATTTTCTAAATCGGTTTCGGTTGTTGCGTATGCTTTACCACGCCACACCAATTCGTTGTTATTTCTGCATACAATTTCGTAACTACCACCATCTTTAAATTCAAAATTAAAATCTAATCTTAAATATCCATTATCTTTGAATGATGTTATATTTTCAATTGTAGTATTAGTGTCTGTTAACTCGTGTCGAATATCTAAAGTAATATTTTCAACGTATAAACGTGGAACTACTTTTAAAGTATGGTTTAAATTGTTTGAATTAAATACTTTCATAATTATATAACGAAAAAGTTTGATTTTTTTGCAAAAAAAAAGGTATGAATTTAATCATACCTTTTAAAAAAATAAAATTTAATTAAGCCTCTCCAATTATTTCAGTTGAAACTAATGCTAATAAAGCAGTTTTCATTGATGAATTTAAAAATGGTGCGCCAAGTTTTTCAGTACCTGTTAACTCAACAGTGTATCCTGTTAAATCTCCACCTGCTCCACCTGATACGATAGTTCCAGCTGTCATTTCCATTCCGTTTTCAACACCACAAAGTAGTATATTTCCGTTGTAGTCCTCAACAAAAACTTGAGGTCTTCCGTACATCATTAGCGTTAACTCTTGTTGAGTTTCTGCATCTAATTTTGGAAAAGTAGCTGCAATAACTTGACTTAAAAAAGCAGTTCCGTTATCTCTTGAAACATTTGCAGTCTGTGTTAACGTGTTTGTTGTTCCTTTTAATTCCCATTTGAAAACTTCTGCTAAAGTTCCCAAAGCGGTAACTATTTGATTTGCTATTGTATATCCATAAGCGTCGAAATTAGCGAAGTATAACGCTTTAATTCCACCCATTTGGTCTTTACATACAATCTTTTTTCCTTTACCTAAATCACAAGCCATATTTGATATGTTTTAAAAACCGCCCGAATTAACGAGCGGTTATGTTAATAATTATGCTATTGGTCTTGCCCAAACAATCTCTGAACCATAAGCGTATTGAACACCTGCATTGTAAACCATTGTTCCTCTAACTTTTCCAGTTAGTAAACCAATTGAATCTTCATCTACAACTTCGATTTGGTTGTGGTCTGCTAAAGCACCAGTTCCAAAAGCCAAGTTTTTAGGGTCTGCAATTACAATAGTTGAAGATGGTAAACCTGTATCAACTACTAAAGTGTAGTTTCCAAACACTAATGAAGTATTAGCGTTTCCACCTAAACCATTTGCAATTCCTTTAGATGCTAAAAAGAAGTTATAAAATTGAGCGATGTCAGCAGAAACTGAAACTTTCAATGTATTTTTACCTCTCAATTGAACAGGAACTGCATTTAAAGCTAATTTGATTTGAGCTTCTACGTTTGCTTCTGTAATTGTATCTAAATCAACATCGATAACTGTTGCATCTGCTAAAAACAATTTTAAGAAACCATCAAACTCATCTGCGTTTGAAGAATTACCATTCCAAATAATAGAACCAAAATCTTCTGCATTATCAGCTAATTTATTAGCAATAATAGCGTCAAGAATTTCTTTGTTCATTGTATTGTTGTGTGCACTTGCACCCATTGACTCCTCGCCCCAAGTTGCTCTAAAATCTTCTTTACAGATATCAAAATCATCTTTGAATTTTTTAGGTTTCAAAAGTCTTTCAGACAAAGTAACAGAACCCTCAGGAACGTGTCCACAAGTGTAGGCTCTACGACCATTTGTA